GAATGAAACAACAAAGAATAGTTCATCACATAATCCACTATTGTTTTATATGCCTCAAGAAAAATTTTTTAATATTGAAAGCGTATGGACTAAAATTTCAAAAATATTATCATTATCGAGCATACCAGAATTATCAAAAACGAATTTTCAAATTACAAAAAGCATAGTGAATAATGAAATTAATATACAACTCAGTGTATCAGATTTAAACGTAGGAGACACCGATTATGAAGCTCTTGATAGTTCTTCTTGTGGTTTTCAATCTATAAAAAATCAAATTATATTGGATGACGAAACAATAATAAAAAACTCTGGAGGCAGCCAAGCGTATAACGGAGATATTTTTTATACAAATTTTAATGGTATTCATAATATAAAAGGCGGTATTGTATTCGATAATTTATATTCTAATAAATTACAAACATCAAAGCCATATCCGAATCTTTTTAGTCAACATACTATGTGTTTAGGAGTTAAAAGGTTCGAACAAGATTTTTGGAAAACGATGAATGAGGTTAATAGTTATAATTATCTTAATTCATCTTTACAATCAAAGTGGATTCATTATTTATATGAACTCGGCGGTTTACCTAAATCTTATGTTTCAGAATATTTTTTCATTATAAGAGGAAGAGTATCTGCAATCCAAGGAGAAAAGCCTGTTTTAAAATCTGAGCCTGTTATTGATATTATTAAGTTTGAAATTCTTAATGGAATACCTAGGTTAGTTTGTATTTGCACTGGTGACTCGGTAGTGAATTCAGTATATGAAATTCCTTATTCCGCTTTACTAGATCCGCAGAGTGATACTTGGATTGAATATGGGGAACGTAATTGTGTTATTGGGGATGAAGATAACATCTCAGCTAAATTAGAGATTGCTTTTGAAAGCAATAAAGTTCTTTTTTATTCTTTTGACCAACAAATATCAGTTAGTCAAAGTCCTTCAACGATTTCGTCTCCTCTTGAATTAGAATTAAGTGATGTAGTATTTCCACTCCAAGCCTATGGTTTAATAACTGGACAAGGTGATAATCTTGAAATTAATATTACTCCACTCAAAGAAGATGGTCAAATTATTCAAAAAAATTATGGAGAATTATATAGTGATTTTAACAAATATATTGTGAATGATATGATGATTCCTTCTGGTATTTATAATAAGAACGCAACTCAAAATAGTCCGTGTTTTTATTATCCAACGACATATGAATCGGGATATTCAGAAAGACAAAATCCAATCGTGTTTGATGATATATCAGAAGCAAACACGATGATTGGAAATATTTTTATTGGAGTTGGAACGAGTGAATCAACGGATATGAAAATTAACCGACCGAATGAATCTGTTCTTAATCCAAATATTAAAGATAAACTTGGTTTAATTTTACCAGTTTTCAAATTAGAAAGTGATTTATTGTACACAAGTTATAATGGATTATATACACCAAGAATAATAGAATATAGTCCTTTTCTATCTGGAATATACATTAGATTAAAAAACTTACCAAATAAAACAACGATGGGATCAATTAATTCTGCTGATTCAGATAAATTGATTTCTGTAATTAATAGATATGACTATACTGAAAATCAAATTGGTTCCGAGTATCCTATATATACTTATAATGAATATGAAAAATTATATATTTCTTTAAATAATCCGAATACAATCCAAGTTAATAAACTTGATTTTGATTTAGTTGATAAATTTGGAAATATGATTACAAGCGTTTCTGAAACAACATTAGTTTTACATATTCGTCCTGCTCAATATAAAGATTATTTTAAATCTTCATATCAATAATTACTTTTTTTTAAAAAATAATACAAAAAAATAGAAATTAATATAAAAAAATATTTTGTATTTTTATATATTAATATATATATATATGAATAAATTTATACCTATCCCAGAAATAATAACAGATTTTGATAATAAAGAAGAACAAGAAGAAGAACAACAAGAAGAAGAGATAATTAATAAAATTCAAAGAACTCCAGAAGAAATATTTAATATTCAAGATGAAAAAGAAGAACCTATAAAATTGAAAGTTGAAGAAAAACGTTTAAAACAAGATAAGCCTTTGTCTTTAAAAGAAAAAAAAAAAAGAAAAAAACAATTAGAACACCTTGAAAAAATAAGACAAAAATCTTTAGAATCGAGACAAAAAAAAGCAAAAATAAAAAAAGAACAAAAAGAATTAGAAGAGAAAATAAAAATTGAACAAAAAACACAAGAAACAAATAATTTTGATAATAAATTGATTACTATCGCCGATATACAAAAAGCAGTTGAATCTGCTTTAGATAATAACCAAATTAAAAAAGAACTGGAATTAAAAGAAAAACATATAAAATTAGAATTAGAAAGACAAACTATATTAAATCGTTTGTTAAAACCTTCAAAAAAACGATAAAAATATTATATTATATTATATATAATGAAAAAAAATTTACCTATTGTTTTACCAATAAGAGAAGATGTCGATGAAGAATGGGCTAAAGATATACATCCGAATTTACCAAAGCCTCCGAGTGTAATTTGCATATATGCTTCTTTCAGGTCAGGAAAATCGGTTTTGGTTAACAATTTTATTTTAAATCCTAATTTTTTAAGAGGTAAGCTCGACAAGTGGTTTATTTTCTCGCCAACGGCTAGGAATGATTCGTCTTCTAAATTTTTATTAGACGAAGAAGGGGTAGAAATAATCGATGATTATAGTGATGAATATTTAAACGCATTATTAGAATATCAAAAAGAAACAAATTCAGACGAGCGTGATAAAATTGCAATTGTTTTCGATGATGCTATTCAATATTTACAATCACGATCTTCGTCAGGAAATTATTTAGCTACAAAATTTCGTCATTATAATATTAAATATTTGTTTTATGTTTCTCAATCTTTTAGGTCTCTTGACACAAAAATTCGAGCCAATTCGAAAGGAGTTGTTATAATGAAAATATCTAATTTAAAAGAATTAAATAAACTTGAGGAAGAATACGGTGCAATGCTCGGAAATAGGTTTATTGAATTATATAATTATTGTTTAAACGATGCTCCTTATTCGTTTTTATATATCAATATCGATTCTAACCCAGTTGAAGCTTGGTTAAGATTTGAAAAAAAAATTTATCCTAATTAATTTTTTTTTATTTTTTCTAAATCTAATTATATTATGAAATTCATAAGTTTAACAAAAAGCCCTAACCCAGAAAAAAAATATAAAATAATATTCAGTGAGCCTTCGAAGACAATTCATTTTGGAAGCAAGTATTCAAAAACATATCTCGACCATAAGGATAAAAATAAAAGAGAAGCGTATATCGCAAGACATAAAGTGAATGAGGATTGGACAGAAATTAACGCAGGTTCTTTAAGTAGATTTTTATTATGGGGTAATTCGACAAGTTTAAAAACTAATTTATCAGATTACTTAAAGAAGTTTAATATTAAAAAGTAATTATTTGAAGATTTTTTAATAATTATTTTAAAACTATAATATATATGGATTATTTAAATTACGCGTCGAGTATGTCAAATATTCAAAGCAGTAGTGATTACGCTTCAAGTCTATTTCAACAAGCTGTAAACTCCAGTTATAATGATGATTTACTTAAGGATATGACAACTTTGAATGAAGCTCAAAGCAACGCAATAGCAAATTTTCAAAGTAATTTAGAAGAAACAGGCTTACTAGAATCGGAAGCAGGTGTCGCAATTCAAAAGCATATCCAAAATCTAGCGAATACGGCTGAAATATCTCAAAAAATAACGGAAGGTATTGGAGCCGCTGGTCTAGCTAAAAAAGCGGTTGAGAAATCTTATTCAACCTTAAAAGGTAAAGTAAAATCAAGTTCTCCCGAGACTCAAGTTGAAAAAAGTTCTTCTGAAGGTATTGAACAACCCGAAGAAGGAATTGAATTAACTCAATCTCCGACTGAATTAGAAGAGATAGTCAACCCAAATATTGCCGAAGATACCGTTGGTGAATTTGCTCAAACCAGTGCAGAAGCGACTGACGTTGCTCTCGAAACAGGGGCTGAACTCGGAAGTGAAGCAGTTACGGATACTGCGTTACTCAGTGGCTAGGGGGTTGCCGACGTTGTAATAGCAACTAGTGTTGTTTTAGAACCTCTCACTTTAGACGGGGGAGCCGTTACCCTCGGAATAGGTATAGCTGAATCGAATAAAGCTTCAGACCGAGAACGAAAAGAAGCCAAAAAAAAAAAGAAAGAAGTTGCAGAAGAAAAAGAAGAAAGTGAAACTCAATATGAAAAACAAACAACAAAGGCTCAAAATCAATATGAAACATCAAAAAAAGAAGCGACACAGAAAGCGAATAAAATTAGAGAAAGTCTAATAAGTAATACTCATCTTAGTGTTATTGGAGGTCATCAATCTTTAAGATTGTAATTAAAAGAGTAATTTAATTTAATTGTTTGAAGAAATATTTTAATACAATTTCTTTTAGTATATATATATAATATGTCTTCAAACAAACAAAACACAGGATTAGGAAACGGATCTCAAAGATTCAGAATTAAACCATCGAACTCTCCATCAAACGGGGTATTTGGACACCAAGGCAATCCAGTTTTAACTTTCGAAATGCCTAATAGCAATTTACTACTAGATCCGTCTTCGGTTCGTCTCGTTGGAAAGTTTCGACTAAAATCAGGAACTTGGGACAGCGAAATAGGAGACCAATTAAGATTTGACCAATATTTAGGTGTGAACTCAGTTTTTGAAAACTTAACGTGGTCTTCCAAGATGTCAAGACTCGTTATTGAAAAAATAAACAATTATCCCAAATTAATCAATTCGATAAGACCAGCATTATCTTCATCTGAAAATTTTCAAAGTAATTTAATGTGTCAAGATATAGCAACTCAAAATCTTGATTTTCAACCATTAGAATTTAATTCTCAACTTGATTCGGGGATTGATTCCTCCACTATGATTTATACTGGTTTAACTATGGCTTCGGGAAGCAGATTACCTTTGATGAAACTTGGAGGTTTAATGCTCTCGGTCGATCTCGCTCCAAACGAAGCAGTTTTAACTAGAGTAACATCATCTGGAAACGAACAAGACCAATCTCCACAATATGAATTATTTGATTTATCTCTAACTGGAGAATATTATGTTCCAACCCCCGAACAAGCAAGTATGCTTGTCGATATGAAAGAAGGAACTTTAGAGATGAACTCTTTTACATCTCTCTTTTCTATTCTCCAATCATCGTCACACAATAGTGTTTTTAATCTTGGTTTAAGAGAATTAATTTCTTGTTTCTTCTCTTTCGTTCCTGCTGGTTATATCAATAATTACAATTATAATCAATACCAAAATATGAGGATAACAGAAACGAATCAATCAAATCAAATTGTTAAGATGAACTTTTTAAAGAACGGAAGTCAAAATCCTTTTATGTTCGATTTAGATATTATTGCTTCATCGAACGAAAACCAACTTCAAAAATATTATCTAATGTCTCTTAAAAAATTAAAAGAACTAACAAAAACATCAATTGGAAGCGACATAAACGACCCAAGAATTTCAATAGGTTCTTCATCGTTCCTTCAAACATCAGAAAATCAAATAAACGTTCTTAATAAAGAGAATATTACTTATGGAATACCTTATGACTTGCTTGGAGACTTAACGGGGTCTGATTTCAGTAATCAACCTTTAACGATTCAAATAGATAGTAATTTATCAGATTCAACACCGAACGCCGTATATCTATTTACATTATCAAAAACAACAATTGTTTATAATGAAGATTCTATAAGAATTATCAATTAACCCTAAAAAGTAATTTTCAAATATATTAGAAGAAATATTTTAATACAATTTCTTTAGTATAATATATAATATATGGAACTTCCTCAAGAATTAAGATTTGAAAATTTAAGTAAACCGCATAGTGCAACTATGTACACTCAAAAAACATCACCCGTAAGTTTTTCACAAGATTTTTGTAGATTTGAAATACCTAAACAAGGAATATTAAATTCAACGGGTATAATAGAGTTTTCTTTTACACCAAGTCAATCAACCAATTTGGCTGGTGTTACATATCCAGTGAATATTGGATGTTTCGCAAACATAGAAAGAGCCGTGATGACAACTTCATCAGGAAAAGTAATTATGGATAACAGGAATTTCGCTGAAAAACAAGTGTGTGAAGAAGCATTCCGAGATGGAAGCCACGGACACTTTTTAAGTCGATATATGAACTTAAGTAATTGGAGCTTCAATTATACAAGTCCTCTAGAACCAGTATCAGGTTATTTAAGATTGTCTGGCGTTCCTCAAAATTCTCTTGGCGAAGAAAGTTTGTCTGGAAATAAGTGGTCTTCTCCTCCAATCACGACGATGGGCGGAACCGTTTCCCCCGTTGTTCCTCAAAGCGTTCGTGTTAGTATTCAACAATTATTTCCGTTTCTCTATGGTGTTCAATTGCCTGTTAATATTATGGAAACATTATATATTGACATATATTGGAAGAGAGATACCGAGGAAGGAAAAGTTGTTTTAGGTAGAACGGCTTTATCTGGCTCTTCTTCTTACACTAGCGGAGGTGTTGTTAATCAAGACGATTGTTTTTTAATTTCTGACCATATGGTATATGATGATTCTTCGGTTATGGAAGCTATCAAAGGTCATCAGATGATGAATGGAGGTCTTTCTTTCCCCTTTCGTGATTATGTTAGTCAAATAATATCTACCCAAGCTCCAGAAAGTGAAATAAACGAACTTCAATATGAAAGAGAATTAGGTTCTTCAAGATATAAACTTACTGATATTAGAAATATTGAATTAATAAATATGAATGGTCAATATAATCCGTTTTTAGGAAAATACTATTCAAACGGAAATCAAATAAGAGATATACAATTAACTTTGAATGACAGCAATTATTTTCCCGATAATGATAAAACTCAGATGGAAAATTATACAGAATTGTCTTCTTTATATGAAAACGTTCCTCCTTATATTCCAAGAGTTATATATGCTACTGGAAGCACAGACCAAAATAGTGCTTTACCGAATGGAGCTTACAGCGATGATACCGAACCAGTTCAATCCAATTTTAACGGACTAAATCAAAGATTAATTTCTGGTCAACCCAATCTTATTGGAATCAACCTTAAAGATTCAGAAGGAAAATCGTTTCAAAATGGAAATCAACCAATTCGAATGTATTACAAAAAAAAATCTTCATCAGTTCAATCTGGATGGAATACAGGCTCTTTACAATATTTTTTTATAGGATTTGAACGTGCTTTTTCAATAGCTAACAATGGTAACGTTCTTGTAAGTGAATATTCTTAAAAAAGTAATAGTAATTTAATTTTTATAAAAAAAAACTTATTTTATTAGAAGAAATAATTAAATACAATTTCTTTTAGTATATATATAATATATGGAATTGTTTACGCAAAGCGAAATAACACATCTACCACAAAGTGTTTTAAGTATTAAAAGCAAGAATGGATTAAACTATTCTTCTAGTTCAGGAAATAACCCAGTTATAGATTTTGAAATTTCTCAATCAATCGGTTACTACCTCGCCGAAGATGTCGTTTTATCTTTTGATTTTGAATATTCATCATCAGATGGAGTTGTATACAATTTAAGACCTCAAAACAATATGGGGTTTGGAGGGATGATAAACCAAATTTCAATTTATAGTCTTTCTGATGGTATTCTTCTAGAAGAAATACAAGATTATAATATTTTAAATTCTGTTTTAATGAGTCATAATAACGGTTCGGACGAAGAAATTAAAGACGGCGTTTTTAAAAGATTATCTATGACTCAATCGTATACGAATGATTACGATAGTATAACACCTTTTTGTTCTCCGAATGCTCACCCTGTCGAACCCACATCTTTATGGGGTGAAACCCAAGCGTATCAAAGTCAAAAAATTCAATTACCGATAAGGCTATCACATCTATTATCAAATTCTTCAGTCATTCCTGTTTCGGCTATCGGTGGATTAAGAATACGATTTCAACTAAATCCTCCTGAAGCTTTTAATATGCTTCACGGATATGATGTTGACAATAAAGTCTTATGTGATAAAAGCGAAGGTAATATTTTTTCTCTTGAAGCAAATCAAACTTTATCTATTAATAAATATCTTGTAATTGAAGGTTTTAATAGCAGTTTAACTCTCAGTGGCGGGAACACTTCTAATTTAGTTGGTAATGAATATACTGCGTCAACTCTAGCGGATCAATTTACTAGTTTGCTTCCTTCTTTAAATATACAAAATCTCACTGTAACCGCTCCAGATGCTGATACTATTTTATTTACAAATAATGGAGAAAACGACATATCTCTCGAAGGAACTTCAATAGAGATATTACTAGGGACACAAACGCCTCTCGTAATAGTTGCTGGAGGTCAGTCGGGTGCTTTAAATATTATTCCACCCATCGTTACATATGGTGCCTTTGAAGGAGGCGGAGATGATTTATTAACTTTTTTAAACGCTGGAATATCTCAGACTCTTGGAAACGCTGAATTGATATTTAAAAATATTGGTTATTCTCAAGGGGTTTATACCATTGAAATACAAAATCTAACCCAAATTGACCTTCCTTTAATCGGGACGCTCTTCACAAGTTTAATAGACCTTCCTAATTTAACTATTGAGGCGTTACAAACCGCTCAAGATGTTCCTCTTATCAGTGCGGAAACGGCTTTATCCGAGTTATTTTTACCCCAAATCAATTTATATTTAAATAATCCTAAAAATTTAAATACTTGTCCTTTTAAAATAGGTCAATCTTTGTTGGTAAAAGTTAATGATTTGTCTGTTGTAACATCATCAATAATAAATATGGAACCCGCAACAGATGGAATAAAATTAACTTTTGAAGAAAATTTACCCGATTCAATTAATTCTTCTGTTGAACCTCTTGTTTGTATTTCCAACACGCCTTTAAAAGGAACTATAAATTATAATCTTCGTAATGTATCGTTAGAATTGCCTGTAATAACACCTCCTCCTGCTTACGTTGAGAGCCTTCAAAAAGCAATAAAAAGCGAACAAGGTCTTCCTATGGATATAAAAGCGTTTCAATTAATTCGTTCCAGTGTTCAAGGTGGTCAAACATTATCAAGTTTGAATTTACCTTTTACTGCTTCGAGAGCGAAAGGCATTATTTCTGTCCCTAATGTCGTTGAAACCAATAGTTTTAATTCAAGAGCAATAGCAAATAATTTTGATTTACTAAGATTAACAAAATATTTCTACGAATATAAGAATGTTAAACATCCTGAAAGGGGTATAGATACAGATAAAGCTCGTCAAGGTTCTTTATCTCAAGAATTAATGATAGAACAATTTAAATCTTTTGAATATTGTTTAGGAGATAAATTTCTATCTCTCGATGGCTATTCTAATTTATATAAAAATAAAACTTTTTTCTTGGGTAGAGGTTTAGGGGTGTTTAATACAACCTTTGACACAACGAATAGTAATTTAAATTTAACTCTTGAATCGACTTCATCTGATGGCGGTATTCAAAAAAGTTTGAATATATCTCATTATTGTTCTTGTGTTAATACTATTCTTATGAGAGCAGAAGGGGTAATACTCATAAAATAAGCTTGACTTTTTTTTAAAATAGTAATATAATAAAAAAATAATTTCTCATTATATAATATAAATATGTTATATGCTGACGA